CCGGTCCTTGCATTGGTCGACTTTAGCAAGTTTTTCGGTGTTCCATTGTAGCTACACAAAATACTTTTGGTGGAGGTGGTGGCATCGAAGCCACGTCCACAACAACTTTCAAACAACTTCTACGAATTTTTTCCGACCCACCACCTATTTTATTCAAAATAGGAAACCATTATAACATAAAACTATTTAAATGTCAATCATCTGTGGCATTATTACCACATTTGGCACGTTTGGCTTGGGTGAGAGCACCAAAGTTTACTGGCCATTCCTGACCAACTGGTAACTCTTTTGCATTAGGTGGGAAAGCAAACTTAACACCTGCTTCACCTTCAATTGTACCAGCACCTTTACGGAACTTAGTCAAATCATTACCAAGGTTTGGATATGGTGCAACATGAGGGAATTCCCATGCAGCAACTTCATTCGTTGCATTGTTAATTACAATCTTGTAGAAAGCGTGTGGCACAACTACACCGTTACCAATTTTCTTATCAGAAGCGTTGTATAAACCGCCAACGTATACTGTGTAAGATTGGTTGCGTTGAACAGCCCAACCACGGACACTCGTTTCTAACAATTTCCAAATACCACGATTGAGAGATCCTGCCTGTGGGCTCATGTTGGTCATTAAGAATGATTCATATTCTACCTGAGGATCCCATGACAAATCACCATCTGGTGCCATGTGACCTTTATCATATCCTGTTGCTGCATAATCTTGTGGTGTTGCACCACCAGATACCACTTGGTCTGCTGCAAACGCATTGGTACGAGCAACACATCCTAAAGCATTTTGTGGAACTAATTCATAAGTGACGTAGCGTGGCAGCTTGGCGGCAGCATCATAACCCACAAAGTAACCTTGACGGCAGATGGGTTGTGTTGGTGGATTTGTTTGTGGAAATCCGTATGGTGCATGCACGATACATTGTGCTTGTGCAAAGTTTGGTCTCTGCGTCCAGGCTTGGGAGGATAATGCCGTTAGTGCTAAGACTAATGATAATAGTAATTTTTTCATTTTTGATCCTTATAAAATTGTATCGCTTTCACAAGCCCATCAATATGGTCTTCTGTTTTCTCTTTGAATACTAATGGTACGTTATTCTCTACTGCCATTATGATGACTAGATTATTAATAGGTTTACCAATCAGTTCTTCGTACATCAAACTGTACGCACAACATTGAGCAAAATAATCTTCAATCTGGTCTTTCGTTTTAATCCTTGCTGATGTTTTGAAATCAATTACTGAGAGTTCACCTTCATATTCAGCAATCACATCAACACGACCGGCTAGCCCTAACTTTTTAGACCACAAAGCACATTCTTGATAATGTATGTTATTTATTTTAGAAAGGAATGGCTTGAGAGAGTAGAACATATCCAGTGCATCAGGCATAGTGTTCTTATGGTCAATCACCTCATTGTTCAAGTATTGCTCACATAATGAATGAACATTAGTACCACGACCCGTGGCCTTCTTTGATATTGCATTTGCTGTAGCCGCACCAACCCGTTTACGCCATGCCATAATAGCGTCTTTCTTCATTGCCCCAAGGACAGTTGTAACTGATGGGAGCCGGGTACCATCTTCTAGTGTGTAGAACCTTGTGCCATCGCTGGAGGTTTCAGATTTCAAATCAGCCAGGGGCTTGGGAGGACAATAATTAAACATAATGTATTTTTTAAATTAGTAGAAGCCTGAAATTCTCGGAGAAAAAACAAAAGTGGCTTGATATGGATTAGGTTTGGGATTAACATTAGGATCAACCAATGCTCTAATGTTCCATCCTAAATTAATATAAATGCACCGCTGCGTATTGAATATTTGCTTTACATAGGTAAACTGAAATAATCCTCCAGCGACCACAAACAACCATCCTTCTTTAGCACCAGCATTATCTTTAATCGTATTATCCCCACTATAAATTGCTGGTGCGGCACCATCAATGTATTTCAAAGCAAAACTGTAACAAGGATTTCTCCAGAGCCACTGCACCATGCTCCAATAATTCCGTGTATGCAATGACATGAAGGTATCATCACCATATAACCAGTTATCTGGAGTTTGAAACCATGATAACCATGAAGGTAACCATCCGTCTTTAGCAAATAATGGTAACACGGGAGCCAAGATGACGGCAAGCAATGTCAACAATAAAGATACGGGTACGAGTAGTATGTAAATTAAGTATATCATGTATAGTATGAGTTTTCGTGGGGATTATATGGTCTATGTATCTCTGATTTATCTAGTTCTTTTTCTGCCTTAGCAATCTCTTGCAGTTGCTCTTTAACTCTGTCCTTGTTTTGATATTCGTAATACAACCGCTGGCGTTTTGTCATATCCTTTTTGTTGCTCATTAAATCTCCTATTGTTATTATTTGTTTTAGGAATTTTTTCTACGGGATTAACTTTGGTGTCCGTTGGCGATACTCCTTCGTAATAGATGATTGATGAAATAGGATTGATTACCATTCTCTTGGCATCTTTGTTTTGTGGCCAGCTTTGAGTGTATTGTTTGGAACTTTTTCCTTGATACGACCAATGATTTCTCTTTCAAATCGTGCATCAGGTTGTCCCATACCCGGCACACTCATACGCATGCCATCACCGAAAACAGGTAAGTTCTCAGCAAAGATGTGTTGTTCTAAATTGGGATTGTCTAACTTGAATTGGTCAAGCACCGTATACGACATGCGGTGCTCCTCAATTTCATTCGTTTCTGTATTAATGAATGTGTAGGTGGGCATTAATAAGTCAATCCTAATTCTTGGTTAGTATCATGTAGTTTTTGCATTATCATTTCATTAAACCATTGTGGTCTATTCCTACTATTTATTTTACCTTTCCAGCTGGCCAAATGCGTCTTATTCATTGCATAGTAGTTGCGATAGGATTGAATAGAATCACCAGGCACTTTACACTCATCAGGCATAGCAGGTGTAGGTTCGGTAAATGGTTTGTCTGGAATATTTTTTGGGAAAGTATTCTTGAGCGCTTGCATTAGGCCACTTGATTCAACTTTATGAATCTTACCATAACGATAAGAGTATTCAATACACAATTCTTCAAGCAGTTCGGCTAGCCACATATAGTTTGCAGCAGAGTGTCTTACCCAAACTGCAGAAGGATGATTAAGGTGAGTAGCGGAATAAAGCACTTGCTCACGCTCATCATTGAGAACGTAGTACTTCCGTTTGCGACCAGACTGAGATACACCATCAGTAAGAACGCCGTCAAGCACACGATGTGCGGTAGAAAGGAGCTGAGCATATTCGAGGATTAGCTTCACGCAATGTTTATCAACGTGCATTTCGGCACACTTACGGGTGTCACGGTCAAGGTAAAAGATATTCATAATACATCCATTATAACATAAAACAAATCAAATGTCAATACTTCCAATCGGTACAATACCCATGTTTTTTCAATTTCTGTAAACCTTTTTCACAGCGCTCACCGATATCGGTACGGTACTGTGGATCATTACCAAGTTTAACCATCTTAACGTGCTTGTATGCCATATCTTTGGCTTCGCTGATTGATTTACCAGTACCCGTGAGCACCACAATATAAGAACCAGCGGTACCAAGTTCTGGAATATTTTCACAGAGTTCACCGTCAATCATCTTAACAGTCTTGGACAATTTCATTTCGCATGGATGCAAGTTCTTATATGGAATATCATCAGTCAATACCGGAAAGTCCAAGTATTCTTCTTCTTCACGCTTGTTGAATGGAAAGTCTGCGTTAGCCATTACAACACCAACACAAGTCTCATATTCAACTTCTAATGTGTTCTTGCCTTTGATACAGTCCAGCATCCACTCAGCTGGGTCTTCATTCTTCATTAGCGGTTGCATGATGTTCCACATTGGATAACCTGGTCGTGCAGTCCATTCCATTGGCCATGGCGTACCATCTTTTTCATCAATAATACAGTTCATGTCAAGCATACCAACATATCCAATGCGATGCAATTCTTCTGCCATTGGCTTCATGAGAATATCAGCAATCTTGGATTCTTTAGTGTAACGGGTGACTGTTCCCATTTCTCCTGTGTTTACACCAAGGTCACCATTCATTTGCTTTTTGAATTCCCAACCTTCGCACCAGAAATCCATCCAGCCACCAGGACCGAATATACCAGTCACAGCAATTTCTGTACCAGCTTTGAATTCTTGGAGAATAAAATAGGGAGCTTGCTTGGATTTCTCTTTGCGCTTGGTTAGGAAGCCAATAAGGTCTGCCTCATCTTTAGCAACATAAGATAATGTTTTATCTTCTTCTTCACCGCAAGGCTTGCAAACGTAACGCTTAGGATTATCTTTAACGAACTTGATTGCAGCATCATAGTTCTTAAATTCGTGGGAAGGAATAATTGGACCTTTGAATGCTTTGATAACATTCTGGCCATACATGCGGTCAAGTTCCAGCTTGGCGGCTTTCTTACCTGGTCCGAACACCGGATAACCTTCATCAATTAACTTCTGAATGTCATCCATGAACTCTAGATTATCTGCTGAGAAGATTAGGTCAGCAATCTTAACATACTGTTTCCAATTGGTAATCTTATCAACCAGACCTTGGCCAATATGGGATGCACGGGAACCTTTGGTATAGAGTTTGACGGTATGACCTGCTGCAATACAACGGAGGCACCAATCAAGAGTGAGACCGCTAGGGTCAATTACGAGGATAAACATGAAATTCCTAAGGTGAGGTTAATCTTACCTTATTATTTATTCCGTTCGGTATTGTAGTAATACTCAGAGTGGCCATTCTGAACATCTCTATCCAGCTCCTGAGCATGCTCCCGAAGCTTACCAAAGAACTGCTCAATGTTGTCCAGGTCGTCATCCTCATCAAATCCTAAGTCCACTACACGCTCAAAACTCAAACGCTTCTGAGCGTCCAGGTATCCGGAGGATTGTAAGAATTTAGTCATATTGACAAGAATAGGCCACAACTCCTCTGCTTCAAACTCATGGCGAATCTTGGAGACTACACCAAATGGCATAGCGTCATCTTCAACGATAAGTTTGAACTTGCTCATAGCTTTGGAATATCCATCATAATGTCACCAATAGGAGCTTTCTCTTTCTTGGTGCTAGTGCGTCCGTTAATCTTAGCAATATCATCAGCGGATACTGGTGTGATGGCCATCTGCTTGAATAGTGAATAAGAATCGGTCACTTTCATAATACGCTTACCGCTAACTGCTGCAGAATCAGGAAAACTAATCTCGCAACCACCAGTTCTCAATGGAGCAATTTCCATTACAGTATCTAGATTAATAATTACTTCACAATTTTTTTCTACATCATTTACAGCAATGAATAACGACATTATGCTTCTCCTTTTGGTTCACGAACTTTTGCCAATTTGGCATTCTTTTCAGCAATCTCTGCTTGTATCAGCATACCTTTCCAATGGCCACGCTGAGCGCTTGGTAGCACTGCAAGAGCACGCTTACTGGTTTTAGATAATTTAAAATCTTTATGCGGTTTCATTTGCTTTCCTTATCACAATCAGGTACTCGGATTAAATAGACGGTGCTACTGCTGTATGGACGCACATAGTAACATTCTTTCTGAATACTCCACACCAAATGGTTGCTAATAGAACCTTTGAAGTTCTCCAGGTCTGGAGGATTCTTCAATGAGTTATAGGTGCTATAGAGTAGTGATGCGACCACTGCAACCAGGATAATCAATCCTGTTGTGTAATGTTCTTTAATCCAATTAAGTAGTTTAGTAACCATGTAATAATCCTTTAGAGTGTAATACTAACATTATACCAATAGCAACAAAGAAAGTCAATAGAATAATGGTAAACTTATCAGATTGCTCTCGGTAATATTGAACTTCTAACTCAAGCATATCTCGTTGACCTAGTAGCATAGGTTGGCAATCATTCTCACCACCCATCATCTCAATGGTCTTGATAGCATTGGCTAGCCGCTGCTTGGCTTGGTATAGGTAATAGTATGATAACATATTTAATCCCAAAATCCAGTCCAGTATTTTCCCATCAATCTGAAACCATTTAGTTTTCGTTCTTGATGTGCTTTTAGTCCTTCTTGGTCAACTTTAACCTTACTGACACCTTTAGTTAAATCGTCCAACCATTCTTTGTGATTATTATCTTTATAAGCAGAATGGTCAAAAAATTGAGATTCATCATCATCTTTGGTGTGCTGTTCTAGTGCCCAAATAACTTCATCCATAATATAATCCCA